TTACCAAGGACTTCTTTGCTGAGGGTAACATTATCTCACAAAGTGGTACTGCTGGTAACATGGGACATTACTACAGGATTAAAGACCATCCTGCTAATGCCGCTGGTACATCTGACATGAACGTCACGTTATATGACAGATTAGAGAAGATAGCAAATGTAGCTGATGAATGGACTATTACGCAGAATGCGTATGTTAACGTTCAGCAACAAACAGCAGTTGCAGGAGTTACTGTTGGTCTTGCACCAGTTGCAGTATCAAGTGGCGATTACTGTTGGTTACAAACATGGGGACCTGCTAGTGTTAAAGGTGGTGCAATTGCAGCTGGATTGCCAATTTGTGCTGGGGCTACGGGAGCAGTTACTGCACCTGTTGCAACCACTGGAGCTAGGATAGGATTCACAATGTCAATAATCACGGCTAGTCAAAGAGGTGTTGCATTTTTACAAATCGCACCCTAGTTAATCATGGGGGAGGACTTCGGTTCTCCTCCACTAAAGAAAGGATTTACCATGGCGAAGAAAGTAAAGAAAACAAAGGCGAAAAAGATTATGCCTAAGATACTAATAGGCGTACCTATACTTGCGTGGACTCATGAGTTCGCTACAAGCTTTTTAGAGTTTTGGACAGATTTGATGACCTATGACTCAACTAAAAGAGTATTTCACATAGGATATAAATTTGCTTACAGACGTCCTGTACATATGGCTGAAGAAGAACTAGCACAGTTTGCTATTGACGCAGGTTGCACACACATACTATTAATGGATGATGATATATACGACGTTAAGGCTGAAGATTTATTAAAGTTAGTTGATGCAGATAAGGACGTTGTGGGTGGTATCATGCATACAAATGGTTTTCCACATGCAATGTGTGCCTTCCGTAGATATGATACATCAAAATCCGTTGCGGAACAGCCAGCATTAAAAGGACCTGCTAGACTATACGAAGTACCTGTTGATCAAAGGGTGGGACTACAAAAGGTAGACCTTATACCATTTGCTTTTACACTAATAAAAACAAGCGTGTTTAAGAATATGAAAAAGCCTTGGTTCAAATGCGACACAGTTGCTCCAACAGATAGTTGGTTTGCTGATGAGGCACTTAAAAAAGGTTTAAGCTACTACGCTCACTTCGATGTATGGTTAAATCATCGTGGAGTAACTAGAGAGAATCAAGCAATATATATGCAACTCGGTATGTTGAATGCTCAGCAAAGTAAGAAGGGTTCTATTATTAATCTTACTCCTGAGGAGATGAAGCGACACGAGATTCTCATGGAATGTAAGCTAGCAGCTGCTGAGAAAGATATAAAGAAACGTGAGATTGCCAACCAAGCCTTCTTTGTAAAACGAGATAAGGCTATTGGCAAACCTATTAAATCGGCGAACAAAAGCAAATAACATTGGAGGTTTATGATGGGAGATAATAGTCAAGTAGGAGGTTTCAGTAATGTTGGAGTTAAGCATGCTATCATCACAAAAGCGTTTGAAGGACGTGCTGATATATTCAACAGAGTCATGGTAACAACAGCTAGTCCTGATGGTACAGTAACATCAGGTTATATCGGAGTACTTGCATATGATGAAACTAATGATGATTGTTATATTAACACTGATACTTCAACCACATGGGTTAAAATCAATGCCTAATAAATTAACAGAGGGTTTAAAAAAGAAGGTCAAGAAGAAAGTAGAGACTGTTGATGAGACTGCTGCTAGACTTCGTAAAGAAGGTCTTGATGCTAAATCTGTAGAACTTGCAGAGGAGACTACTGATATGAAGAAGAAGCACGAGTCTATACAAGAGGCACTACGTAAAGCTGGATTGGGTGACCCTAAGAGAAACAGGCGAAAGAACATGAGGAAATAGGAGAGTGTGTAATGGCTAAAACAACAGACCAGATGGTTACGATTGTAGCGGATGCTGTAGGTAAGAGTCAGAATGCTGCAGCTATATCTGGAGCATTGCTTGGAGATAGGTGCATTGATTTCCTCAACTGGGGACAGCAACGCATTGCAAGATTCTATAGTTTCCATGAGCAGAATAAATACACAGAGACTGCAACAACAGTAGCAAGTATATCACGCTACCCTCTAGTAACAGGTACAAATAACCTTGGATTGGTACGACCTAAAGATATACAGTCCATTAGACTCATAGATGGTACAAATTCTAGAATACTAGTCCGTAAGCCACCACGATGGTTTGACAAGAACATACCACTAATTACAAACTATGCTGATATGCGACCTCACGTATACATACGATGGGGCAACGATATAGAAGTATTTAAACGACCAGACGATGCTTATACACTATACATACGCTATCCTCAATGGGCGGCAGACTTAACTGCAGGTTCTGGCTCAACAACATTTGAATACAAAGACCAGTTACTAATCTCTTCAGCAGTACTAGAAGGATACCTACACTTTGAAGAGTATGATGATGTAGCAGTATGGTTAGCAAGATTTTTAGGTCTGTTACAAGACGCAGTACGAGCTGAGGGTGATGTAGATTGGGAACCTCAAGCACAAGAGTTTAGAGGTGCTGGAGGATATTATAGTGGCGAACCATGGATTGACCCTTACGCTCAACGGGGCGACCCTTTATACGGATATGCTGAATAGGAGAACATGATGTCAAAGAATAATGGATTTTATAAAAGTACAGCAAAAGCAAGTATGACAGTAGCTACCAAAGCTTGTTCATTCATAGGTGCTAACATATATGCTAGTGCTGCATGTACAATAACAATTGTAGACAGTGGTGCTACTGTCTTAGGTCCGATTGTAATGAGTGCATTAGAGCACGTAAGCATAATGCCTTGTAGACCTATTGCTTGTACGGCTGGATTAAGTTTAACAAATTCTGGTGGTGGATACTCAACTGTATTCTACGGGATATAAGTTCAATTATTGAAAATACGAATAGGAGATAACAATGGCATTGTCCAAGAGAGTTAAAGTAGGCGGAGCACATTACCAAGGATACGCTGTATCAATTGCTAGCGGGTCTGGTGAATACACTCAGGTCATAGTACAAACTGGTGGAATGGCAGTTAACAGTATATCTGTTACACCTAGTACATACGGACCTGGAGATACTTGGAGTCTTGTTCACCATAATGACGCATCAGGTACTGGAGGAGTTATTGCAGTACTTGCACAGAGTATGAATAATATGGGAGCTAATGCTGCAATAATGTTAGACTTTCCAGCAGCTGAAAGAGTAGACGCTGGAGAGAGTTTAATGTTCTCATATCGAAACACAGCTAGTATAGCAGGTACAGCATTCATAGTAGTAGAGTCTGTAGGATTACAAAAATTAGAATTTTAAAAGGGAGATGGCGATATGGCACAAGGTATACATGGTGGGGCGAAAGAACAAAACGACAAAGGCGAGAAGCTTGGACATCACATCGTGCTAGAGAATGTAGTAGTAAGAGAAAGGGAAATGCTTGTTGACGTACCTTTCATTGTTTGCGAAGAAGTAAAGTACGAGAAGCCTGTTATAGTAGAAAAAATAATAGAAATTAATAAGTTTATTACTCGACCTGTAGATACAATTAAGTATAACATTGTCGAGAAAGAGACTACAGTATATACACCTGTTGAAGTACAATTCGAAAAGCCTATCATAACAGAAGTTGATTATGAGAAACCAATAGTTGTAGAAAAAGAATATGAGAAGCCTGTTATTAAAGAGAAAGAAATAGAAGTAGTAACTGTTAAAGATTTAAACCTTGTAAAAGATTTAGTTAAAGAATTACATAACCTGCGAGTAGAGATACAGGTAGTCAAAGATAATTTAGAAACGCTTAGGGAGTATAAGTTAATCGAGAAGGTTGTAACTGTTCCTAAGCTTCAATGGGATGTCGTTAAAGTCGAACGCATTGAATGGGTAGATGTTAAACGGGAGAGACCAGATGCCGATACAAATAGTTAATTATGATGGGGGTGGGGGTTCAAGTGGTGTAGCAGGTGTGGGTGCTGCGTTTGTCAATGGCGATTTAGTTGGTGGCGTTTATACATTTGCACATGCCCTAGGCATTCAATATCCTTCTATTGCTGTATATGATGAAAGCGATTTAGAGATAACACCAGATGATATAACTGCTGTCAATACAAACACTTCAAGTATAGATATATCATCATATGGTGCAATATCAGGTACATGGAATGTAAGGGGGGTAGGCTAGTGAGAAGAATATTTATAATGACAGTAGCTTTATTGTTTATGGCGTTACCTGCTCATGCACGTAGCTTTGGTAGTATAAAATCTAGGTCGCTTATAGGTTGTAATACAATTGATACAGATGCTACTGGTTTAATGTCTTGTGGAATTGATGAGGGTGGAGCTACAGGATTTGCATCTACGGATGAGAACTATCTAGTTACTACAAGTAGTACTGTGCTTAGTGCTGAGGTAGTTGTTGGAGACTCTCAAGTAACATTTGACAGCTTAATAACTACTGGTGCAGCATCTTTCTTGGGCGGCGTAACTGCGGATTTAATTGGGGATGTTACAGGCAACTCTGATACATCTACAGAAACAGATTCAAATGCTACTTGGACATTGCATGATAATTATCCTGCTGCTTGTGGTGCAAATACTTGGATGACTACTATAGGTGATACAGTTACTTGTTCTGCAATTGTAGAAGCTGGTATCTCAGATTTAACTCATACAGCTACGTCAGATTCAACTTGGACAAATCATAACAGTTATCCTGCAGCTTGTACGGCAGGTTATTATGCACATACAATAGGAGATACATTAACTTGTACTGATGCTACAACAGAAATTAATGCAGTTGTCAATGCTCTTGGAGGTACGGGATTAACCTGTGCTGCTCAAAGTTGTGATGTAGATTTGGGTACGAGTATCGCTACTACTGAACTTGTATCACCTACAGGTTCAGATACAAATGTTGTTACAGGTACAGCAGGGTCAACTGATGATTGTGCTAAATGGAACGCTGATGGAGATTTAGTCACAGCAGGTGCAGCTTGTGGTTCTGGAGGAGGTTGGGTAGGCACAGCAACCTCTAACCTAGATATGGCAGGGTATCAAATAATCTCTGGACAAGGAACAGTAGGTTTTGGTAATCAAGTAGAAATAGATGGCAGTCTATTAGTAACTGGCAA